GGATTTAGGATCTGTTGCTGATGGTGCAGAGTCTGGTGGTGTAGTAACAACAGACAATATTTTAATTAATGAAATAAATCTAGCACGTATGAAGTGTATGGAATTAGAGCATCATTATAATGAATCTAATTTACAAGATATGTCTTGGCATTCATTATTACGCGCACAAAGATCGTTAGAAGAATTTAAAAAGAAAAAAGAAGTATTTGATTTTACAGATATGATTGAACTGTATTTAGATTCTGGTCCAATACCAAAATTAGAAGTGGTATTTGTGGATGAAGCACAAGATTTATGTAAATTACAATGGCGAATGATAGATAAAATAACACAAAATGCAAGAAAAGTTTACATAAGTGGAGATGATGATCAAGCCATATACAACTGGGCAGGAGCTGATGTTGAGCATTTTATTAGATTACCTGGTGAAGTAGAAATATTAAAACAATCTTTTAGGTGCTCTAAAGTTATACAAAATTTATCAGGTAGGATAATAAACAGAGTAAAATTTAGAAGACGTAAGCAATGGAAAGGCACTGATAGAAATGGATTGGCTGTGTATCACAGTTATCCAGAGAGTGTTAACTTACGTGATGATGGTAGTTGGTTAGTTATGGCTAGAACTAATTATATGTTAGATGAGATAGAAAGAGATGTGCGATTACAAGGTATGTTATACAAAAGAAATAATAAATTACCTATATCAGCTAAACTTTTAAATGCTGTAGAGGCATGGAAAAAATTAAATGGTGGTGAAATTGTACCACTTGTAGATATAAAAGATATTTATTCTTATATGTCTAGTCAAATAGGAATAGAAAGAGGACATAAAAATCTTAAGATGGCTGACAAAGAACAATATGAGTTAGAAGAATTAGTTATGCATCACGGTTTGTTAATGGGAGGTAGACCATGGGATGTAGCTTTTGACAAAGTAGGAAATAGAGATAAAGAATATTTAAGAGCCATAGAGGTAAGAGGCACAATATCAAAAACACCTAAAATAAATATTAGCACTATACATGGTGCTAAAGGAGGTGAAGCAGATAATGTGATGCTTCTTACAGACTTATCCAGAAAGTCACAAGAAGCTATGGAAAGAGATTCGGATGACGAATGCCGTGTGTTTTATGTAGGAGCAACACGTGCCAGAGAAACCCTACATATAGTACAGCCACAAAGAGAAGGAGGATTCATAATATGAGTTTTAGTACTGGCATAGCTCCTATTAACAGGAGCATGACGAAAGAAGAAATACTAGCAAAGGCTAGTGACCTTGTTTCTAATGATAGAAATAAATCACATGGTGATGCATTTAGTAATCATGCAGAGATAGCAGAGTTTTGGAATATATTTCTTGATAAGAAGTTAAGACCAATGGCTAATATCACAGCTGATGATGTGGCTATCATGATGATATTGTTAAAAATATCTAGACATACGCAAGGTGAAAAAATTAACATTGATAACTTTGTTGATATGGCGGGTTATGCAGCAATAGCAGGAGAAATTAGTGACTCAGGATCTTTTTAAGACAGTTACATCACAATGGGTTGCGCCTACGGAGTTCCCTCGTATAGAGGGACGCGTAGCGATTGACTTAGAAACTTGTGATACAGATTTAATTAAACATGGTCCAGGGTGGCCAACTAAGAAAGGTAAGGTGATTGGTATAGCTATGGCTACTGCATCATTTAAAGCTTATTATCCCATCGCACACGATGGTGGTGGTAACATGGATGAGAAGAAAGTTATAAAATATATAAAATCTATTTGCGAAGATGATTCAATAGAAAAAATATTTCATAACGCACAGTATGACATAGGTTGGTTATGGACACTTGATGTAGAAGTTAAAGGTAGAATACATGACACTATG